GCAAGTCTTAACAGTATTAAATATACTTGTTACACTTATGTTTGTTTCTGCACTTATTTGTCTTAAACTTTTATTCGTGTTTTTGTACAGTTCAAATAATTGTTTGTCGTACCAATGCCAACTATCACATTCTAAATCTACGTTATTCAGCAAGTCGTTGTATGCTTCGTTTTCTTCGGTGTTGTTTTCTTCTGCTAAATTGTAAACATCGTCTAAAGGTATAAATTTGATTTTGTTGTTTTTGTTCACGTGCTGAAGAAAAGTATTTTTTAAAGCCAACCACATATAACCTTTGCTTATGTTTCCGTCTTTGAATAGTTTTTCTTCGCTGCTCCACTTCATTAACATAATATAAGTTTCTTGGACTATGTCTTCAGCAAAGAAATACTCGCCGAAAGTGTTAACCATTTTGACCCATTCGTTATGATGCTTTGCAACTTTAGTTAACCATTCCAATTTTTAATTGTTTAGATATTAAGCAAATGTATGATTAATTTTTCAACAATAACCAAACAAATTTATTAACAATTAATTGTGTAGAACAAAAAAAGCGCAAACAATCAAGTCTGCGCCTACGTTTTCAACTTAAAAATTTTATCTATTTACGAAGTAATCTATTTTTTTAAGCGTTGAAAGTGAAACGTCTTTGCCTTCTAAAAAGTTTGTAAGCTGGAAAAAGTGAAATTTGTTTCCCTTGTCCTGTATTTCTTTTACGATGCTGTTTCGTTTTTTAAAAGTTAAAATCTTTTTTAATTCCTTGCGTAACTGTTCGTCTTGTATGTGCATATCAAAACGGTAAGTCATCGTTATCGAAATTGCTTTCGTGTATAATTGTTTGCTTTAATGTTCCGTTAATTTGTGGCTCATTTCTTTGAATTTGTGGCTCACCTTTTACAAATGGTTCACTAAAACTTGCCGACATAAATTTAACTCCTTTCGCTGAAGTCTTTAACCATAAAGCTACTTCCATATCTTTACCATTTACGTTTACTTTGCCTTTGTAGTCTGGGTGGTTTTCCGCTTTTTTGTTGTCATTCTTAAAAATTGCACCTGTGTTGTTTCTTGTTTCCATTTTTTATTTATTTAAATTGTTTGTATTCGTGTTTTAATCGCTCCAAGTATAGAACAAAGTCCATTGCTTCTTCCTGTGCGTGTGTAAGCCATTCTAACGTGCTTAAATCCGTTCGCTCTAACGTTGTTTGGTATTTCTTTATTCCTGCTTCTGAACGTTCTTTAAAACGTGCCATTACGCTTAAAACGTTTTTGTCTTGTATTTGTATGTCCATAGTTTAAAATTTACCGCGTCCTGTGAATATTTGACATTTTATTACTTCTTTGTTTATAAAACAAATGTAGTTCCATAGTTTTTTAATTCGTGTTTTCATAGCTTCTCTATTTCTTGTTTGACTTCGTTCCAATACTGTTTAAATGGATTAGGCAACATAACATTATTCATTTCTAAAATAATCTCATCAACTGCTATTAATGCACATTGTTTGCTCCAATAATTTCTTTTTTCAATATTAGATTGGAATAAACAATACCAATAACTATCGTATAAATCTTTTGCCTTTTCTTTTGGTGTCATATCAACCAAGTTATTAATCTTGTAAACCCTACTATTGCAAAGGTGTAAACTAAAATTGTAATAATCGTTGCTATTGTTTTCTCTTTCATATTGTTTCAATTAAACTGTTAAAATAAATTCTTGCTTCTTCAACCTTTGTTTGTATTTCCCAAATTACTGTTTCATCTCGTTCAATTTTAAAGACTTTTACTTTTGTTTGTTCTGGAAGGTGGTCAAAGTTATGTTTCTTTTCTACGTATTCTCTAATTTCTGCGTCTTCGTCAATTTTAAAATGTTTCCAATGCTCCCTACGTATTTCGTCTTCAACTATTTCTAAAGGTGTGTTTACTAAACAATAACATAACAACGCTTCGGATTTTCCTGTTAGCCACATATAACCCTGTAATTGATAGTAATAATCTTTTGTAGGTATTTCGTCTTCAAAGAACGGAAAAGTATGTGCTTCGTAACTGCATTTTATGTCTAATAAAATTTCATTCGTGTTTACATCAGGTGTTCCTGTAATCCAATCGTTGTTAAAATGTTCTTCGTTCTTAAAAATAAACCCTAAACCCAAAACATCGTTCACCAAGCTAATTGCTTCGTCTTCGCATTGTAAACCTTTGTCGGTGTAACGTGAACTAAATTCTTTTTTAATGCCGTATTTTTCTTCTAAAACAAGTTCTTGGATGTAACTCTTTGCTGTTTTGCTTAATGTTTCTGTCTTGGTGCGTGGAGCGGTCATTAACCGCCCCAATGCTGAACAACGTATTTTCATCAGTAAATCCATTTTAAAAATTTACGAATAAGTCCTATTTCTTGTTTTTGAACTGAATAAATAACTTTTGTTTCTTCCTTCCCTATGTTATGAACTTTAGAACGTTGTTTAATTAATTTAGGTTCGTTTTTAATTATTTCTTTATTTTTTGTAGGTCGGTATTTTTTTTGATATTCACGACAAAACTGGCGAAATTTTTTAATTAAAAGATTAGTAACAGGTATTTTTTCATTCCAAACATACATATCATTTTCATCTCTAAAAACAATTTTATTTTTAATTAAAAAAGGAACAAATCTTGTTGTAACTTTATTTTTACGACAAAAATTATTAATTATAACTTCGTTTTTATTATCTATTTTGTATTTTAAATCTAATAAAAAATTATAATATTTAATAGTTTGAATTTCGTGGTCTTGTCTTGGTGCTTTCATAGTTTTTAAATTAAGTTTAAGTTGATTAGGGTTCATACTTCTAACGTTTTTAATTGCGCAGGTGTTAAACTAAACTTTGTTGTTAGTTCTTCAACTGTATATTCTCCTTTGCTAATTGCGTCAATTGCTTTTTGAAAACGTGCGTTGTCTATTGCTTGTTTTTTTGGTTCGTGTTTTACTTGTTCGCCAGAAGCGTCTGTGTCTTTGTCCGAAACAATGCCTAAAATCGAACTCAAACAGTACCTACGAAAATAGGTGCAACCGCTTCCGAAACTTTGGTATAAATTCATTTGTTTTAATTCAACCTGTGGAATCAATGTGCTACTTTCTAAACTTTCACCGCTTTCAATATGAAATAAAATAGTTGCTAAATAGTTTTCGCCATCCTTTGAATTAAGTAATTGCGTAAACCCTAATCCGTGTTTTTTTAGTATTGGGTTAATTACTTCAAAGATTTTCGGCAAGTCTGCATAAGTGTAACCGTAGCCTTGTGTTGCTTTGTGAATAACAGGTACTTCTTGTTGGAACGCTGCTAAACTTTTAAATAAATGTTTCATAGTTAAATAATTTAAGTTAATAATATATGCAAATATAAATAAAGTTATTTAATAAACAACTATTTTTAATAAATATTTTCAAAAAAAATTGTTATTGGTAGTAAAATACCTTTGCTTGTGTTATTGTCACCGCCTAAAACATCTCGGTTTGTTCCTATCCATTTACGGCAGTGTTCTTTTAATTTGTCCGTTTTTATAATTACGCAGTGAACATCGCTGAACCAAAAACAATAATAGTCGGCTTCGCTTGTTGCTATTCCTGAAGGTTTGCCCCTACTTTCATATTCTACAAAAACGTTTTTAGTTTCTAAACATCGGAAGTCTCGTTTAACTTCTACTTTTTTTTGCAGTAAGTTTCCAAGTTCTTTTTCATAAACTTGTCCTACTTCTAAATCGTGTTTAAAGTCGTTGTTATAATTCATTTTAGTTTTTGTTTATTCCTTGTGTCCACCTTCCTAATTTTACTGAATGTAAACAATTTTCACTTTGAGTACACCATTCCAAATTTTTAATTGAATTATCTTTTTTATTACAATTAATATGATTAATAACTTTTTTATTATTTGGATTAGGAATAAATGCTTCTGCTATAATTCTATGAAGCATAACTCTTTTAGAAACTCCTTTATTTGATAATTTTATTCTTAAATATCCTTTACCATTATCAAGTGGTTTAAGATAATAATCATCTTGATATTTAAAGTTGCATAAATGATTTTTACCAACTCTTTTAATTCTTCCTAAATTAGATACTTGATAAATTTCTTCATATCCAATAACATTTTTCCAAACTTCCATAAATAAAAAAACCTTAACGCTTTCGAGGTTACGGGCTCTACTTACGCTAAGGATTTAAAATGTTTTTAAATGTAGCCGTAACTCTACAATACAAAAATAATTATTTATTTAACTCATTAATCTTTTCTTTATATTGTTTTATTAACAATTTTAATTCGTCTTTACTCCATTTTTTTTCTCTATTTCCAAATTCTTCTAACCATTCTACTTTTTCAATTCCTATTTTTACTATTAATCTTTTTCTATATTGAATTAAATTACCTGATAACATAACGTTGCATTTATAACAAGATACCCAAACATTATTTTCGTTAAATCTAACTGCTGAATGTCCTCCTGAACTTAAATAATGTGAAGCGTGTTTTACTCCTATAATAGGTTTGTTACACGAAATACAATTTAGTCCAGCGTCACGAACACGAATAAATTTATTGAA